ACTTATCAGGATAATCTTATGAAACCCTTTACACAATATCTACAAGAATTGAACCGCGATTATGATTTTAGTATCAAAATTGCCGGTTGCGATTTTACAACTGAAATGCAAGATCGCTTGAAAAGTGCTTTGGCAATTTATTCACTTGAGTCCATGGGCAAGCCAAAGAGACTGCCAATTCAAGAACACGTGGACTTTCCTGGACAGGGTCCTTGCGAATGCAATATTGTTGACGTATGCGTGAAATACCCAGTGATCACAGATCAATTGGCGCAGGTTGTTGCAGAAAAGTTGTCTATTCCTCGTAAGAATGTTATTGTTCGTACCAAAGGCCAAGAAGAATCTGTAATACCAGGTCCTGGGCCTGTGAAATCCAAAGACGGATCTGTGTTAAATAATCCTGAATTGGAGTACGCTGACGGTGCACAAGCACTTGTTGGAGAACAGCGCAAAGAAAGTATGCTCAAAGAACTTGAGTCTCGTAAGTACGAATTCGCAGAAACGCCTCCCAAGGCAAAAGAAGAAAAAATGCCAATGGGAAATGTTAGCCCAGTGGGATCATTGAAAATTAAAATACCCAGCCCAGTAAAAGGAAAATAAAATGAATTTCGCAAAACTAATTGCCAAAATTGATCATATTGCAGACGCACAACCTTTGAGAGAAGGGTGGGAAGATATGATGAAGGCTGTGGATACCAGTGCCAAAGAAAAAGGCACTGACAAATTTGATAAGAAAGAAATCTCCACTGGTACTCAATACACTCGTAAATCCAATACATTCACTGATGGCGGCACCGACAGCGATGTCAAAGCTGCTAAGAAAAAAGTCAAAGAAGATGATTTAGAGGAAGGTGTGTTAGATCCAGAAAAGAAACAAAGACTTAATAGTTTAATAGACGCATACTCTGATGCAACTGATCCTGAATATATGGGTTATGATGACTATGAAGATATCATTGCACAGATTCGTGCAGAGTTTGGTGACAGAACTGCTAATAGTATAGCAAATGGTCCTGGTATGCATTTTCCTCGTCCAGGACATTCAATGGGACACGACGATTTAGAATTCAAGCAGATGCGTAAAAACATGTCACCTAATAGAATGACTAAATTAGGTAAACTTCATAAGCAAGATAGTGATGCAATGAAGCGTGACATTAAGAGTAAATTTGAAGTTGAAGAGGGTGTGTTAGACACACTAAAGAAAGTTGGCAACAAAGTATTAGACAAGTTAGGTCATGAAGACGATGTATTAAAAGACCTGCAAAAGAAAGCTGGTATCCCTGCTAGTGCTCAACACGGTAAGCCCAATATGGCTCGTGCCAATGATGACAAAGAAATCAAAGAAGATGATATGGAAGAAGGCAATGAATTTAGTGGCGAATTGGCCAAGGCCAAAGCAGCTGGTGAAACAGATTTTGAAGTTGATGGCAAAAAGTATCAGGTCAGTGAAGATCAACAAGCCACTGGTAAATTGCCATCGATGGCACATATTAAGAAAATGTGTAAAGATGGAAAGAGTGTAGCAGAAATTTGTAAAATGCATCCCGATTGCGACCGTACTGAACTGAAACAAATGGTAGCCGATTGCAAAAAGAAATTGCAAGAAGGTGCCAAACCTGACTTTTTAGACATGGACAAAGATGGCAACAAAACCGAACCAATGAGCAAGGCTGTTAAAGATAAAGACAACAAAGAAGAAATGGACGAATCGGCTGCACCTGGGCAAGAAGAATGGATCAAGGCCAACAAGGCCAAATTTGTTAAGCAATACGGCAAAGAAAAAGGAATGAAAGTTCTATACGCCACTGCCAACAAACGTAATAAATCCATGTCCGAAAGTCTTGCGCTTGAAGGATGCTACGATCAATCCATGGAACTGATGCAACAACCTGAATCAGGAATGAATATCAGTAGCAACATTGATACCAAGACTGGCAGCAAGAGTCTGACCGTTACAGCACAGGGTGACGCAGCCGACGAACTAGCTCAGATTCTCAAATTGTCTGGAATGATGGCACCTGCTGCCAACTCACAACAGGCTGAAATTGAAATAGGTGAAGAATATTCCAATGAGCCGCATCCGGTGACTCAAAGCACTGAAGTACAACTGCAACAGGGCAATGACATGCACAGAATCAAACAGTCATACCCCAAGGTGGCCGGTGGCGATAACCCAATGGCCATGGCAGAAGCTCGTAAACTTGCAGAAATTGAAAACCGATTGATGGAAGAATTGGCAGGTATCAAAGTTTCTTCCAAGAAGTAATTGATTTATTTTGCACTGAATCAGTGCAAAATAGTATCCACAATTATGAAACAGTACAGAATAACTGCGCCAACTTACGAGAATTTAGATATTCCTGACGCAGTTATGGATCACAATGACATAGCTGATCTTCAACATCTGGCCGGTGTACCCAAAATGCACCAGACGCCAAAACTTGAAACACACACAGGCAGTAACATTTCAGTCACCGGCAATGAGAAAGCCACGCTGATGAAACAACACGCAATCAAACCAGGTACCCCAGAATGGTTCCAATTATGGTTTTCTCGTCCCTATCTCACTAACGAACCGCCTGTGGGCAAATAAGTTTCGTTTGGTGTGCTTTATATAAGTACATTATGAGTAAACCATTGGATAACGTATTAATCAAGAAGCCCTATACTTCAATATCGTTCACCGACGACCAATTACAGGAGTTTATTAAATGTGCTGACCCAGTCACCGGGCCCAAGTACTTTATGAACAACTATTTTTATATTCAGCATCCGGTCAAAGGCAGGATACAGTACCGGCCATTTGACTACCAGGACCGGTTAATTGATACGTATCACGACTTTCGATTTAGTATAAGTTTGATGCCGCGCCAAACCGGCAAAACTACTAGCGCAGCTGGATACTTGCTTTGGTATAGTATGTTTGTACCGGACAGTACTATACTTGTTGCTGCTCACAAATACACAGGTGCACAAGAAATTATGCAACGTATTCGTTATGCATATGAAGCTGTCCCTGATTTTATAAGAGCAGGGGTTACCAGCTATAACAAGGGCAGCATAGAATTTGAAAACGGTAGTCGTATTGTTGCTCAAACAACCACAGAAACAACAGGACGGGGTATGTCTATTTCACTGTTGTATTCAGATGAGTTTGCATACGTTCGTCCCACTATTGCTAAGGAATTCTGGACCAGTATTAGTCCTACACTAAGCACAGGTGGTAAAGCTATTATTACCAGTACTCCCAACTCTGACGAAGACCAGTTTGCTTTAATTTGGAAAGAAGCAAATAAGTGTATAGACGAATATGGAAACCCAACCGCCTTGGGTACCAACGGTTTTCGTGCATATCGCTCATATTGGAATGAACATCCAGATCGTGACGAAAAATGGAAGAATGAAGAAATGGGACGCATTGGCGAGGAACGGTTCAGGCGTGAACATGGTTGCGAATTCTTGATCTATGATGAAACATTGATCAATGCTTCTACACTGCTAGACCTGACAGGACAGAATCCAATTGAAAAACAAGGACAAGTACGCTGGTACTCGCGTCCCAAGAAAGGGTCAACTTACCTACTGGGACTAGATCCCAGCCTGGGCACTGGTGGCGATTATGCTGCATTGCAGGTATTGGAATTGCCGTCTTGTAAACAGGTAGCTGAATGGCAGCATAACAGAACACCCATTCCAGGGCAAATACGAGTGCTCAAGGAAGTTTGTAACTATATATACGAACAAATTGGTACAGAAACTGACATTTATTATAGCCTAGAGAACAACACCTTGGGCGAAGCTGCACTTATATCAATTGCTGAAGTCGGAGAAGAAAACATTCGTGGTATATTTCTAAGTGAACCGGCCCGTCCCGGTACTGCACGTAGATACCGAAAAGGATTTACTACAACTAATAAAAGCAAATTAGCAGCCTGTGCCAAATTAAAGACCTTGATTGAATTTAAAAAAATGTTTTTATCTAGCTCAAATTTGATTGGCGAACTAAAAAACTTTGTTGCTAGCGGCGGGTCGTTTGCTGCCAAAGTGGGGGAAACTGACGATTTGGTTATGAGTACATTGCTAGTGGTACGCATGTTGCAGATACTACAAAACTACGATCCTGAATTGGATACGCATCTCAAAGAGTTATCTGACGACATGCTGATGCCAATGCCCTTTATTGTTTTCTAAGTGGCTAAATACACTTATTAGCAGGGTTAACCTATGAAAAATATTGAAAAAATATCAGAAGAACTTTTTGACAAGATACGTAGTCGTTTTGACCACGTGGTCTTGGGCGACCGAGACACACAAGAAACTGACAACCCAGGCGAGGCACGATTTTTTAATTTTGATTACATAAGCCAAGATGGAAAAAATTATGGCAATATAACACTCAGTTTGATTGATGAAAATGGTTTGAAGATCTATTTCAGCACCAATCTCAGTGACAAGTTAGCTGAAGACGAAGCTGCCCAACAAGAATGGTATAACTTCCTAAAAGATTTACGATATTTTGCTAAACGCAACTTATTGACATTTGATACTAGAGACATTAACCGTAGCAATCTAACCATACGCGATTTAAAATCAGTTAGCAACAGCAAGTCTACATACAACACATCGGACACACCTGTTATTGAAAGTCGTATGCAAGGCACCAGCCGTGTGAGTATCCAGGAGTTTGGCCCTGTACGGTTGGTAATTCGTCATAGTGAAGCCATTAATGAAGAAGTTCCAGGTTCTAGATCACGTAAAATTGATAGTATGTTTATTGAAACAAACAAAGGTGAACGATTCCTGATGCCGTTTAAGAAATTAAGTGCAGGTCGGGCCATGGCAGAACATTTGGCTCATGGCGGCCTGATACATGATGATGTAAGCAAGCATATTGTTGGTATAGTTGAAGAAATGTCAAACTTGTCGTTCTTTGTCAGAGGCACTCGTAACCGTGTGTTTGAAGACAGTGAAACTCAGGAAATGGTAGAAACTGCGGTACGTCGTTACCAAAGTTTAAGTACAGGTTTAAAACGCCTGGGCAAGTCACGTGGGTATGAGCATTTTGCTGAAACATTCCAGCCTGCTGCACCGATTGAAGAAGATTTTGATTTGGAATCACTGAGAGAACGCTTTGTAAAAAAGGTATTTGACGACAGACTATCTACAGCATTACCATATGTGCACAGAGCATATCAACAATATCAAACTGAAGAACAGAATCAATATTTCAAAGAGTTTGGTAATTGGGTTGATACCATTACAGAACAAGGCTCAGAAGTGGATGTGGATGGACTCAATACGGTACTAGAAAAACCATTGGCTGTTGGTTTGGATGGAATAGACGCATTGAACACAATTAAAGATTTTGTATCTGACGATATACTGTTTAATCAAATTACTAAACTTGGGCAAAATTCTGGAACTGAAGCTGATGCTCGTCCATTGATTCACCAATGGATGTTGGACAATGGGTATCAATCAAATTACAGTCCGGAGGAAACATCAATTGACCCCACCGAGCCAGAATCTGAAATTGCGACCCTTGAATCAATAAAACGATTAGCAGGTATATAATAATTGGGCCCAATTATTTTGACTGAGCAATCTTGCCAAAATGTGTTGACTTCTTGATAGTAAAACTGTACTATACGATGTGTTTGTGATAAATAAACATGTTACGCTTTAATTTTAAAGTGTATCCAAGCAACTTAAAGACCATCTTAATTTATAAAGGAAACATCATGGCAACAACTCTAGCAGAAATCCGCGCAAAACTTCAAGCAGCCGAGAACCGTGGCTCAACTGGTTCAACAATGAATGGCGAATCGCCCATTTATCCGCACTGGAATATCGTAGAAGGTACCAGTGCAAAACTTCGTTTTTTACCCGATGCAGACCCAAAGAACACATTCTTTTGGGTAGAACGTGCCATGATCAAATTGACGTTTGCTGGTGTAAAAGGACAAGCCGACAGCCGCCCTGTGCAGGTACAGGTACCCTGTATGGAAATGTATGGCAAGGATGTTCCATGTCCTATTCTTGCAGAAGTTCGCCCTTGGTTCAAGGATCCAGCATTAGAAGAAATGGGTCGTAAGTACTGGAAGAAGAAAAGCTACTTGTTCCAAGGCTTTGTCCGTGAGAACCCTCTGACTGAAGACAAGAGTCCAGCAAATCCAATTCGTCGTTACATCATCAGTCCACAGATCTTTAATATTATTAAAGGTGCATTGATGGACCCAGATTTGGAATCGTTGCCAACTGATTATGATTCTGGTCTTGACTTTACAGTTACTAAAACCAGTAAAGGTGGCTATGCTGACTACAACACCAGCAAGTGGGCACGTAAAGAAAGCGCATTAACTTCTACAGAACTTGCTGCAATTGAGCAATACAGTCTATTCAATCTTTCTGAATTCCTTCCCAAGAAGCCAGGAGAAGTTGAGTTGAAGGTTATCAAGGAAATGTTTGAAGCCAGTGTCAACGGAGAAGAATACGATCCGACACGTTGGGGTCAATATTTCAAACCAGGTGGTATGA